CCTGGTTCAAAACGAGCACGACGATACTCCTTGCACCAACGCAGCCGGGTGTCTATCCAGAGTATCACAAGGTGTTTAATATGGTCACGCATTGTGCGACCAGCATTGTTGTCTCAACCTCGGAGCTTCTCACGCAGGTAAGGCAGGCGGCGCTGGTGTCTAATATGCTGAAGCTCACAGTCGGGGACATAGAAGGCCGGGTCGCCCTCGAAGTAGTGTCGCTCAACATGGGAGATTTCTCCGGCAGCGTCGATGCGAGCATCCAGGGCGAGGAGATGACCATCTACGTTGCCCCTGCGTTCTTGCAGGATGCATTGGAGGTACTTGATACGGCATGGGTGTCCATTGAGTTGCAATGTCCCGCCTCGCCGCTGGTCATCCGTGTACCGGGCGAGCAGGACAGGCAGCACTACATTATGCCGCTGACGGTGCGTTGAGGGGCGTCGACAGCGCTGGCCGAGTCACAGGAAGGGAGCGACATTGCATGACACGTCGATGGGACCGAACGAATCAGCGCAAACACACATTGCGCCCGCAGTTTTGTGCACCTGGCGTCGAGGTCTATGTGAGTAACATAGGGCTCGACGAACAGAATCCGCTGTGGCAAGTGGTGATGCACAATCCAGCGACGGGAAAGCGAACGCGACTGATGCATGCGACCACTGACTTGCATCGAGTGGGCAAAGTATTTCGCTCGCTGACAGCAGCGAAGCGGCGCGCTGAGGACATTGCCTATGCTGAACACTGGTTGCGCCGAGTCGGGGCGCTGCCATCGTTGGGGGATGTGTAGCCAGGTGGCCTCTTTCTACGCATATGTATGCAAAGGTGAAATAAAAAGGAGCAGATGCACGATGGGGTTCGTTGACGAGGAGCAGGTTGCAGCGGCATACACTATCCTGGACCGGGCATACGACTTGCACAGACCCAGCAGGGTTGCTATCCTGCTGAGCGGCGGGCCTGATAGTATGCCCACGGCGCATATCACGGCGACATGGGCCACACGGCGCGCCATACCGTGGGAGTGCCTGCATCTGGATACGGGAATCGCCATCAAAGAGACACACACGTTTGTGGATGACGTGTGCCGAGAGCGTCGCTGGCCACTGGTGTTCTACCGGGCGCTGGAAAACACCGATGCGGATGGCCGCGTTGACCCCCAGGACTATGACAAACTGGTGATGGAACGGGGGTTCCCTGGGCCTGCGATGCACCCGAAGATGTACGACAGGCTAAAGGGCCGGTCTGTTGAGCGGTACGTGCGTGACCACAAGCAGCATCACAAAGACCGCATTATGTTTTCGACCGGTGTGCGAAAACAGGAGTCGCAGCGGCGTATGGGGCTGAATACGCCAATACGCCGCATGGGGGCTACGGTATGGGTGAATCCCTTGTTCTGGTGGGGGAACCCTCAGCGCGATGCGTACAACCGGCAGGAGTCGCTGCCGTTGAACCCGGTGAAGCAGTGCCTCGGTATCAGCGGAGATTGTCTGTGTGGTGCCTTCGGGCACCCCGGCGAGTTGCTGCTGATGAAGCGTTACTATCCCTATGCATATGAGCGTCTGGCGGAGCTGGCGGCGAAAGTGAGCGCTGCCGGGTTGTGGGGCAGCTGGGGCGTAAAGCCGCCACCGTGGTACACGGAGCAGAGCGCAGCCAACCAACGCACATTCATGCCGTTATGCATCGGGTGCGAGAATCGGCACCGAACACTACACATTGCTGACTATCGCACTGACTTTCTGACCCCTGACCGGTTGATTGGGCACTTGCACACCGATGGGTATCATGACCCCATCAGTGCTGCCGCTGCCGAGTTGTACGCTCGGTATCCTGAGCATCACTGGCGCTACTCCACACAGTATGCCTCTGGCAGTACACTTTGGATAGCGCAGGATACGCCAGACCACTGCTCGGCGCTGGTGAAGATGGATGGCACGGTGGACATTTCGCATGAAGGCGCATTGGAAAGGATTTGCTCATGACCAACGCACCACCCCCGCCCCGCGCCCGGCAGCGCGGGAAGCCTCAGCAGCAGCAGGCCACGCCGCGAGTGCGAGCGCAGCGGCTCTACATTGCCCTGTCCGACCGCTGGCGCGAAGAGAGCACCCTGGGCAGCGCCCCGTTCGCTGGCGAACGCAAAGCCGCGGATATTGCGTTGCAGAAGGGGCACGAAGACGTGCTGACGCGCCTGGGGCACGCGGCCTCGGCGCGCATCGCCTGGGCGAAGCTGGCCCAGGAGTATGCGGAGCAGGAGCGCGGCATCGCGAAGCGGTTCAAGCTCGAAACAGACGCAGGCATCCGCGCTATGTATGGTCAGCCCCCGCTGGATGTGCGGAGCTATGCCGCTGCGTACTCGCTGGTACTGAAGCTCATCCGCGACCGCATTGACAACCAGCTCTACGCTGACTATTTGGAAGCGCGCTACATGGCCGGAGCCTATGACTGGCTCTCAGCAGGGCTCTGGCAGATGTGGCGCGACGAAGGGTACACAGCGGTCGAAGAGATGCAGATGGACCTGGCCGCGTTGCCGCTTTACAAGGTTTTTCTGCTTTATTGCAAGGTTGCGCGCCGTGTCACGTAAGCCCCTGACCCAACGGAAGCCTGCCGCTGTGCACCAGCGGTTGAACCAGGCCCGGCCCCTGAACGACGCTGAGCTTGGGGAACTTGAGGCCATCGTCGCAATTGGCCCCCTGCGCGACGATGTGAGCGTCGTGCTCGAATACTACCGTCTCACAGAGCGCATTGCACAGCGCGTCCTGCGCGATATGCGCTCCCGCACCACGCACCAGGAATAGCGTGACCACCGCAGGCGTGCTATACTGCTGACGGGACAGTGACCCGGCAAAGGGACATCACCGGGCGCCCCTTGAGTTGTATGGATACACTGTATTATCCAATTTTATTCCTCGCAGTTGTTGCCTTCTTGCTCTCTGTGGCGACGCCGATAGCGGTGCTGGTCATTGGGCGCGGCATGCGGCACAGAGAGCTCGGAGAGATGCACCGGCGCGTTGATGAGCAGCTTGCAGCGGTTGTGACTGAGCAGCGCAATTTGATGCAGACCGAATCGGAGCTGCTTCAGCACGTTCATATGCTAGAGCTCGCAATAGAGCAGATACCGCATGTTGCTCTGATTTGCCTGGACACAACGCTGCATGTCATTGCTATTGGCGGCGCTGAGTCGCGGGCATTTTCGTTGTCTGCGCGCCAGGTCGGGATGTCTATCAAACAGACCACAACCGTACTGGCGCAGCCGGAGGTCGTTGCGGCGTATGAGGCGGCGCTGGCCGGAGAGCACACCGATATGGTTGTGCCGACACCGCATGGCCCCTGGCGCCTGGACATTGCCGCGTTGCGGAATGGTCAGGTGTTCGGCGTGCGCGTCCTTGCATCGAGGCACTACCCAACCTGACTCATTGAGGCGCCGTGGACGAATTCTTCCAGGAACATTTCACCACGATAGTCACAACCGGCGGTGCCATTATCACAGCAATACTAAGCCTTACCGGAGGCGCTGTGGGGTGGGTTGCGCGTGGGCGGCAGCGGGAGCTCGAAGCTGAGCAGACGCGCGTCAGCACGAGCGCGACGGAATCGGACAGTGCAGTACGAGCGCTCAATGAGACATTTGAGCAATTGAAGCAGATGCGCGCTGACTACCGAGCGCACATCGCTGAGATGAATGACCTGCGTGCCGCGCATCGCAAACACGTCGATGAGTTGGAATCCGAGATAGACAAGTGGCGCGAACAGCACAACGAGTTGTCGATGCGGCATCACGAGTTCCGTGTACAGTCTCGGCAATTGTACCTGGACTACAAAGCGCTCCAGCAAAAATTCGATGAACAACGCGCTGAACTTGCCCGGTTTCGGGCACTGACCGACGAAGACCCGCCGAGTGAGTTCCTGGGCAGGAACGAAGGCGACACACCTGTACTCAGGAGAGAAAGAGAGGAAGACGATGATTGGGCCTGAATGGAATAGCGTTCCCGTACCGACCGACCCCTATGCCGATACAATGATGCTCCTGGCCTATGCTGCGACTGCGATGGCAACGGGCTGGCCTGCGAGCCGTCTCTTTGACTGGCTCAAGAACTTTGTGCCCTGGCCCCGAACGCCCAACGAATACCTTGCCTCCCCGCGATGGCGCAAGTGGCTATGGTATTGGCTGCGCGGCATCGAAACCTACGGCGAAACGTTCTACATTCGCAAGTTCGCGCCGAAGACGGCGCAGGCGGTGCTGAGCATCGTACTCGGCACCGCCGCGAACGCAGTGCTGGCGCTCGTTGTCGCCGGGGAATACTCCATATGGGTCGTGCTATCGGGGGGCCTGACCTATCTGGTGAGTCAGTTTGTGCATGACTATCCAAAGCAGGCGAAGGCACAGTTGGCCGCGCCTGGGGGGGAAGCCGACTATGAGTGACTTCCTTTGCATCGGGCGAGGGCTGCGGCTCTATGAGTTCGAGCGTTACGTCGAGAGCTACCAGTTCGGTTCGCTGCCACCCACGTTTGTGATACTGCACCACACAGCCGTGCCGGGAACGGTCTATGCGAACAATGGAGGCTGGTTATGGGACGCGAACGAAGACGGGCTCAGCGAAGACGCCATCTACCACAAGCGACTGGAACAACTGCTCAATATTCGGACGTTCTATGAGCGCCTGGGCTGGCGCAAGGGGCCGCATTTGTTCATTGATGAGCGATGGGTCTGGCTGATGACGCCGATGTATAACCAGGGCATCCACGCGGCAGGCGGCAACGGCAACATCCCTGAAGGCGGCAAAGATTACTCCATCGGTATTGAGGTTGTCGGGAACTACAGCGAAAAGCGCTGGCCCCTGGCAGTCGAAACGAACGTCGCAGGAGCGGTGTGGGCATTGTACTGCAAGCTCGGCACATTCGAGCTGGCCCATACGGTTGGGCCTGGGGGCATATCGAGCCATCGGGATTATAACAAGCCGAGCTGCCCTGGCGATGCTATCGAGGATGCCTACTACATCGGCGTCATCAAGGAGTATGCGGCACGTAAGATAGCGGAGGCCGACCCCCCTGAAGGCGGGCACCGGGAAGTCCTGCTCGACCCGCCGGTGCGCTACCTTATCCACGCGCCCACGGCTGTTCGGCAGGCTCCTCAATCACGAGGGGTACAGGTCGTTGAGAAGCACCCTGGCGACGAGGTTGTCGTCGGCGCCATCGTCGATAAAGGCAATGGGCCCTGGCTCTGGCTCGCTGACGGCAGCGGATTTGTGCCGGAGGCGCACGCATCGCCGCTGGCGGGGCAGCACATCAGCGAGGACACGCCCATCCTGGGAGAGAACAACGTCACGCCGGAGCAGGTGACGAGATATCTCCTTCAGCGCACCACCGGCGAATACACTGAACATGACATCGCGTATGGTATTGTGCCTGCTCTGTTTGCCTGGGCGCGGCGCACCGGCGTGAACCCGCTGGTGATGGCCGCGCAGATGGCGCACGAAACCGATTGCCTCAGTTCATTTTGGAGCCAGCGCACCGACAATGCGGAGCAGAACCTCCGCAATCCCGCAGGCATCGGCGTGGTCGGCGCAGCGCCACAGGCCGAACGTCCTGACGAAGATGGCTGGTTCTTTGATGGGCAATGGTGGCGGAAAGGGCTCGGGTTTGATGCGTGGGCTCGGCCAGAAGTACCTGGGCGCACATCGATACCGGCGCATGCGTGGAGGCTGCACCTGTACGGTGGAGGCACGGAACACGAAGAAGCGCAGCGCTGGCTGGGCAGACCATTGCCTGAGCAGTATTGGGGCTGCGCGCCTACGGTGCGAGGTCTTGGTGGAACGTGGATGAGTGACCAGGATGGGCACAAGGCTATCGTGCGGCACATGCGCGCCATCCTGGAATGCTAGATTTGACCGGCGGGTTCGTGCAGGCGCATCTGTGTTTGCCAGAGCCGTTCTTCGTTTTCGATGCCGATGCCTGCCTCGAATGCCTGCACGACGACCCGGTGCTTGCCTTCTTCTTCCCATACGTGGCGGTAGGCCAGGCCGACCACGAACACCATATCGCCTTCTTCCATTGCGAGCAGTGCTTCGTCTGCCAGGTCGTCATAGAGATACGCCTGCGCCACGGTATAGCGCTGCTTGCCTCGTTTTTCTTCGGGCCATTCGATGACGAGCCGAGCGCTCAGCCGGTCGGCGGATTCGATGTATTCGCGAGCCGGGGCGTAGCGCAGGCGCCCAACCAGCACCAGTTCGTTCAGTGCGTTGTCGGGGGGCTCGACCTGCCAGCGACGAACGACATTGAACAGGATAGACTTGCGCGTTCGGCCCTGCCCCTTCGGCGTGAATACGGAGAGTTGCAGCGCTCCTTCGACATAGACCCGGTTGCCTTCGTGGAGTTCGGCTGCTACGGCGTCCCACTCGGCGGGGTCGTCCCACCGCAGCGTGATGTGGTGGTCGGGGTTGCCGTCGTCTTGAATGATGCAGCGCATGCTGGCCGGTTCGGTGCCGAGTGCCGGGAATTCCTTCGGTGGCTCAATAATGGTGCCAATGATGCGCCAGTGATTGATATACTGCTCTTCCTGGTCGCTGCGGTTCATGGGGCTCCTCGCTGTTGCTCTGCTTCTTCCATCTGTGCAGCAAGTGCTGTGATAATCGGTGCTAATCCGTCGGTTCCTGGGCGCGCAGGGGTCGCCGCTGCCGCGGCGCGCTGGTCTTCTCGCGCTTGCCGCTCGGCGCGCTTTGTTATTGTCTCTTCGGTTGCAATCCCCCAGGCGCGCAATTCATCGACGCGCATGGCGCGCACGCGCTCGTAGGGAACGGCGCGTGCCTTCCGCGTTGCGCTGCCGTCGCCTTCCTGAGCTAGTGGCTGCACGCGCACGCGGTCCGGGCTGATGCTGACCACGCGGCACGGCACATCGTGCTCGGCTCCCCCCCTGCGTATGCGGCGCCAGATGACAAACTGGTCGGGGCGCAGGTCGGTTTCGATGATGCGGTTGGCTATCGTGGTCGCGTCGATGGGCCCCGCGGCGGTGAAGATGCTTATGGTGCGAGAGTCATAGTCAGGGGCCAGGTTGTTGGCACAGAGGACATAGCGTTTGCCCCCGTTGTGTACCAGGGTCCAGCCTCGCCCACGCGAAGCAGCAACCCCTGCGCCGCAGGTTTCCAGTTGCAGCATGTCGCGTTCTTCGGGGGGCAAGTCTTCTCGGAACTTCAAGACAGTCATTGCGGGTTGCTCCCTTCGTAGGTTCGTGGGGGGGGCAGAACCCCCTGCCCCCACTCAGTATACCATTACTCGAAACGGATTCGGTCGCCACCAATCTCGGCATCGTAGACTTCCCAGCGATATCCGGCATTGAATGCTTCGACGAGCTCGTCCCAATAGGCTCGGTTTTCGTCGTAGAGCCGAATGCCAGGACAGCCGACCAGCACAGGGGCCTCGCTGTCAATCCAGCCGCTTGCGTCGCGTTCTGGCGTGATACCAGTGCCAGCATGCCGATAGATAGCGCGATGATAGACACTCGGTGGCAGCGTCCACTTGAACGGGCTGACCCGTACCTTGCGAGAGCCCCGGTTGCGCCCTGCATCCTTGCGACCGCTGTGCGTCGAGCCCTTCACCGTGTCGGCACTACTGGGGAGGAACTGCCCTCCTTCGTAGCGTTCGCCGTTCCTGCCTGTTGTACCACCTTTGGGGGCGCGTGCCATGCTGTTACTCCCTGACTATCGGCGGAGCCCTTTTGCCACCGCTCTCTTTCTCAGTTATCTCTAGTATACCTCGTTTATCGCGTTTCGTCAAGGTTAACAAAGGAACCGCACCGATAAGAACGGTGCGGTCGAGGCGTTAGCTCGGCTTGAGCTCGGATTCTTCGTCGGCATGGGCCTCGGCTGCGTGCCATGCCTGGCGGATTTTTTCGCGTGCCGCTCTGTCTGCCAGCGCTGCCGCTTCCCGCTCGACATCCTCGGCATGGTAGCAATACATCCTGGTGCCAGGAATCTGACTACGGCGGATGCCCTTGTCTTTGACAATTTGATGGAATCGTTGTCGGCTCACGCCGAGTTCCTGTCGAGCATCAGCTGCGCTCAGATAGTCTTCGGGTATCCGGTCTTTCATTTTCGACGGTGGTTTCGGAACGCTGTTCTTTTTGCGCTGAATGACCAGTTCGCCTTGCATAATCTGCTCAACTGTTTCAGCAGGAACCCACCACTTGCCTTCTGCTTTGGTCGCTGGCAGGAAGCCCTGCTGTGCATAGTGTTTCAATGTTGGATATGAGATGTGATTCCCGGTTTCATAGAGCCTGCGGGCCAACTCGGTTAACAGTATCATGTCTTCTGATGTGGCGGCATGGGCGTCGCGCTTGCCGTGTTGTTCGATAAATGCATCAAGTTCGTGCTGGGGGATGTACCAGCCTTTTTGATACCAAAACCGGGCGCCGGGGAATGCCCCTCGTTTCCCTGCGTAACACTCGTCACGCACCGCCCGAAGCCCTAGATAGATGCCATGCCTGTTGAGATACTGTGTTGCTTGCAGCGCAGGGCGATAGTCCTCGCCTTGCCCTGGCATGTCGCTCAAATGCTTGACTGCTGATGCTTGTGATGCAGGCAGCGGCAGCAAGCCCTTTACAATGCGGTCGGCTTTGTTTTGTGTCGTGGCCCTTCCTAGTCGCTTGCTGCTCTGAAGTCGTCTCAGTTCGCGCAGCGAGTAGGGATAGTCCCGGTCGCGCAGTTCTTGCGCTAATTCGTTCAGGTCGTCCATGCTCTGCTCTCCGTGTGTCTATCAGTATACGTCTGCTATGCCTTAGTGTACCTCGTTTATCGTTAGGTGTCAAGGTGTGACCTGAGTGTTGTGGCCCCGGGGTACATTATCGCAAAACCAGCATAAACCATTGACGGCACGCGACAAACGAGATACAATAAGAAGTGTCAGAAAGAGCTTTGGCAACGCGCCAGAGCAGACACGAAGGGAGCAACAGCATGATGGAATGGAATGATGCAGACGTGCAGGGCCCGCTGGCTGAGGCTGATGAGGTCGTGCGTCGCACGGTTGTGATGCTCTATGGGCAGATGCTTTTTTGGGAGGGACTTCGGAGCAACGACGCCGCGCAGCAGGCGCGGGCAGCGTTTACCGCTTATGCACAGGAGCTCGGTGTGAGCCCCAGCGGGCTGGAGTCGTGGTGTGCGATGCGGTTCGTGAGCGTGGGCCTGTTCGAGTCAGGAACGTCGTGTGTTGCCTTTGAAGACCAGCGCGACGCCGATGGCACCTATCACGGCTTCCAGGTCAAGCCACTGCGCTACCTTGATAGACATTGTCGGTGGTAGCTGGCACCGCCCGGCCCCGGCAGCGCTGCCGGGGCCATCATCGCAAAAACCGCACACAACCTTGATGCCTTGCGACAAACGAGGTACAATAAGAAGTGTCAGAAAGAGCGATGGCGGCGCGCCAGAGCAAACACGAAGGGAGTAACAGCATGAGCAGTATTGCACTCGAATATTACGAAGCGCTGAAGGAGCATGACGATGTAGAGCAGCGCCTCTGGCACGCCGAACAGCGCGAGCCCAACGGCAGTTACACGGAAGAGCTCTATAGGCGGCTGGACTTTGCGCAAGAGCGGCTGCGCGAAGCTGAAGAAGACCTGTTCCGCTGGGGCCGCGAACTGGTACAGTCGGAAAAAGGGCAGCGGCACATCAAACAGCAGGGCTTGAGCCAGGCGGGGCTTCTGAAGCGGCTCGATGCCCCCAAAGATGCCCGTCGTCGGTTGGCGCAGATAGTGCTCGAATTCCCCGGCGCGTGATGACTTGCCGCTGGGCCCTGGCAGACCAGGGCCCATTATCGTAAAACCTGCATAAATCCTTGACACTACAAGACAAACGAGGTATACTAGAGATAGGTAAGAAAGAGAGCACTGGCAATGAGCCAGAGCCGCTACGAAGGGAGACACCACGATGACCAGTATTTATTTCGACGCCAACATTCTCGACCAGGCATACCACTACGCTTCGATGCACACCATGAACAAAGCATGGCGTAGCGCTCTGGACCGGGCCTACGACCTGCTGCTGAGCCTGGATGCTATCGAGGTCGAACTGAATGGCAAGGGTGAGATTGTGGTCGCGCATATCCCCAGCCAGCGCGAAGAGGGTGTCGTGTACCAGGTCAATGGGCAGTGCGAGTGCAAGGCCGCTGAACAGGGCAAGCCCTGCACGCACCGAGCGGCGAAGCGGCTGTTGAACATCTGTCGCATCACGCAGATGACACAGCCCGCCACCGGCGTGTTCGTAAGCGGGCGCTACTTCCGTGTCGTGTATAACGGCTACGAGCTTGGCCTGGCTGAAAGCTACGCAGAAGGCTGCGAGTGGCTGGATAGCTGGGAAGCGCAACTCGAAGAGGACGCGGCGAAAGTCGCTGCGAAGGCTGCGTAGCTCCTGCCTGCCTCGCCCCCTGGCAACACTGCCAGGGGGTTTTGCTTTGCTTGCAGGCGCAGAGACAAACCAGGCACAGCGCGCCGCCTGGCTTGACAGGAAACCCGGCAGGCCCCCCCACCTCCTCGTTCGACCCCTAAGCCCTGCTGTTCTCAGGGGCCCGCAGAGCGTCGCACAGCGCGTCTGCGGGCAGGGGCTAACACACCGGGCGTATCATCGCAAGGTATGCATAATGCCTTGACGATACTCGATAAACGAGGTACACTAGAGACAGACGAGAAAAGCGAACAGGAAGGGAGAAACAAGCGATGTACGCACAGGTCAAACAACTGCTTAGCAGCTTCGTTGAGCGTGAGATTGCCAGCGATAGCGGAACTTTTGAAGAATATCACCTGGAAGACCTGCTTGAGCGCATCGACGAGGAAGTTGATAGCCTGATTGCCAGCGGGCATAACTGTGTTTTTCTGAGCTATACATCGCTCTGGCTGCGCTACGACGATGCGGGAGCGATGTATATTCACTGCGATTATGAGAACGCAGAAGAGTGGGTTCGGGGCATCGGTGACGGACATGGCAACGAGCCGTACTGAGCAATACGCCGCGGCCCTGGCAGTGCCGGGGCCGCCGAAGGGAGAAATAAGCGATGACCACCATTATTATTGAAGTGACCGACGACCGACACAACAGCCGTCTCTATGGATGCATCTTCAGCGCGCACATCGAGCGGGTCGCTGGCCGGGAATTCTACCGGTTCGAGGAGCAGAACCCCCGTCTGACGCACTACCTCACGCCGGAGCAGGTGCGTGTGCTGTCGGATGAATCTATCCCGCCCGAATTTCGAGATACGTGGGTCTGTTAGTCCAGCGGGCCCTGGCAGGCCAGGGCCCATAATCGTATTGTATGCATAAATCATTGACTGTGTTCGACAAACGAGGTACAATAAGAAGTGTAAGAAAGAGCGATGGCAGCGCGCCAGAGCAGACACGAAGGGTGACACAATGGTATATCTGCTACACTTCGACCGACCGATTTCTGAACGGCATACGACGCAGCATTATCTCGGCTTTACAGAGGATATTGAAGAGCGGCTGCGAGAGCATCGCGCAGGCCACGGTGCACGGCTTACGCAGGTTGCTAACGAACGAGGAATCGGCTACATCGTGGTGCGAGTATGGGAAGACGGTGACCGCACCTTTGAGCGGAAGCTGAAGAACCGTAAGAATGCGCCGTGTCTATGCCCGAAGTGCCGCGAAGCGGCGCAAGAGCGCAAGAAGGCGGCGCTTACGGCGAAAACCACTGCCTGATTGCCCAGGGCATCATCGCATAAACCACATATACTATTGACAGTGCCCGACAAACGAGGTACAATAAGAAGTGTAAGAAAGAGAGCACTGGCAATGAGCCAGAGCCGCTACGAAGGGAGAAACCAGAGATGACCACTGCTCCGATGACCACCGCCGCGCAGGACTTTGACCAGATGGAAGCCGCTTATGAGACGGCGCAGAGCATGGGCTTTCGCTGTGGTCTGGTTGGGGACTATCTGACCATCGAAACGGGCGAGGTGAGCTACGACCTGACTCACACGGGTCAGGGGTGGAGCCTGACCCGCTGGGTGTACGTGGGGCAGCAGACCCGCAACGACCCGCCCGAATGGGCCGATGAGGATGCAGGGACATTCGCTACGGCTGAGGAGGCGCTCGAAATCATTGAGCGCTAGGCCGAAGCCGGGGCGCTGGGGAGTTCCCCAGCGCCCCCTGCTCTCGCAGTGCTGTCAGAGTCCATTATCGCAATACATGCATACCCCCTTGACGACATGCGATAAACAAGGCACAATAAGAAGTGTAAGGAACAGGACGTTAGCAGGGGACAGCAAGCCAAGAGGAATGGCGAGTGTTGCATTTGCCTGAGTGGGGCTACACCGTGGTGCCAGGGCGTTATGGGCACCACGACATGGTAGATACTCGGTTGTGTATTCGATATCGGTGGTGCGAGGAACAAAAGCGATATAGACAACAATGACCATCTTTATGCATCATCGCAAGATACACATAATGCCTTGACGATACGAGGTAAACGAGGTACAATAAGAAGTATCAGAAAGAGCTTTGGCAACGCGCCAGAGCAGACACGAAGGGAGCAACGATAATGTTCAAGACAAGCAAGCTGATGAAGCAGAAGATTGAAGCGCTGGCTCGCCGTGAGGGAATCGATTTGACCCGCGTAGGCGCGTATATGCGCTTCGAGATGGCCCCGTACCAGCCGATGTACGTGGAAACCATCGCGCCCGGCCTGGTCGCTGTTGCTCATACGTTTGTGCAGTATGGCGACGTGATGAAAGACCCCGAAATTGTGTTTAGCACGACCACCGTGGCGGATGCGTGGTGCCCGGTTGAGTGCACACAGCACGCCGTCGGCAGTCGCGCCGAGTGTGCCGAGGTGAACGAGTCGGGCTGCATCACCGGGTATCGCCGCCGTGCGTATGGCTCGGTGATGGAGCTGGTCGGTATGTGGGCGCGGAACATTGGCACTCAGGGCTGGCTCAAGGGCGCGACGTGCACGCGGAAGGAGGCCGGTATCTAGCGCCCCTTCCCAGCGCCCCGGTGTTGCCGGGGCGCTGCATTATCGTAGGACGTGCATATACACTTGACGACAATCGACAAACGAGGCACACTAGAAACGCACAAGAGAGCAGGGCAACGCGCCCCGCCAGTCACGAAGGGAGATACCACGATGGCAACGTCCAGGAAGTCAAAAAAGATGACCAGGCGGCAATACGACAAGCGACATCGAGAGCTGGACCGGCGGCTCTTTGAGGTGCGCTATACGCTGACGCGGATGCCAAAGGCCCGCGATGCGATGGTCGCGACTGCCGATGACCTCAAAGAGCATGCGACTGAATGGGAAGCCGAGGCACTGTGGTCTATGTCTATTGCGCTGTGCGAGGGGCTCAATGCGTTGCACGACCTGGAAGAAACCATAAAGAAGCAGATGGCTGACCTTGATGACGAGTGGGCCCGGCGCGACTGGAATACAGCCGACTACACCAGCGCGGCTCTGGCAATGGAGAACATCGACTGACCACCGCTCGACCCTGGTCCCGGCAACACAGCCGGGACCAGGGCTTTGCTCGCAGGCGCAGAGACAAACCAGGCACAGCGCGCCGCCTGGCTTGACAGGAGCGCCAGCAAGCCCCCTCCGTTTCTTCGCTCGACCCCTAAGCCCCGCTGCTTTCAGGGGCCCGCAGAGCGCCGCGCAATGCGCCTATGAGCAGCGCCCAACATACCGGGCGTATTATTGCAAGGCGTGCATAAACCATTGACCTATCCCGACAAACGAGGTACAATAAGAAGTGTAAGAAAGAGCTTTGGCAATGAGCCAGAGCAGACACGAAGGGAGCGACTTATGACGACCAAAGCCACCGAAGCCACCGACTGCACATTGATTGAAACGACTGTCATGGTACGGTATGACGCGAGGCGTTGCTACGAGGTGCCGGGATATGCGTACCCTGATAGTCCGATGGTTATCACGCCGCAGAGCACGATTCCCTATGGCTCTGATGTGCCGGAGTTCTCAGAGCGTTACTACACTATCACCCATGTTGCATCGGGCCGGGGTGTGACGAAGCTGTTGCAATGGCCTGAAGCGCTCTGGTTCTATAGCCAGATTCAGGACTTCCCCTGGGAGCTTGTTACGGCAGATAGCAAAGACGACAAGAACTGGATAGGCGACCCCTGGGCACGTCGGGTAGAGGAGCTTATTCATACGGCGCGGGGCCGGGCGCATCGCCGCATCGCCTACGGTGAGGATTGCACTGAAGACGAGGAGTAGCTGCTACGGGCCCCAGGCGCACACCTGGGGCCCGTAGCAAGCCTGTTTGAGCGTGACTAACAAAGGTTGGTAGGAGAGTATCGCGTTTCCTGAAATCCCCCGCCATCATCGCTCATTCTGCATATATCCTTGACATATAACGATAAACGAGGTACAATAAGAAGTGTGAGAGAGATGGTTTTGACGGGGAATGACGGGGGTGATTTGGTTTCGACTAGGCGACGGGGTTGTGTGTAGCTGGAAGGCGCACTGTTCGACAGCGAAGCAACCAGGCCCGCGAGGGCACCGACGTGTAGCACGGCAGTTCAACTCTGCCCACCTCCACCACACCAGCAAGGGGTCTGACCGATGGGGCCAGGCCCGAACGAAGAAGGGCGATACTATGTTTTTCCTTTGTATGTTGCCGGATGGGACACTGACATACGTTTCGGAGAGGTCAATGGAGCGCGTTCAGGCTATCCTCGAAGCATATCTGCTGCCAATGCCCCCATTTGGAGGCCCCCGGCCCACGCTGTGGAGCGAAGGTATGGAGGTTCTCCGAGACTACGGCTTTCTGCTGAACACGGAAGCGCACTGGCATCAGCAGCGCACGCTGAGCGACCTGGCCGACCTGATTGACCAGGTGTATCATCGGAGTAGCGCTCGCGTCGCGTGTGCGGCGATTTGGCTGCGCCACATTGATTATCTGGTTTACGAAGGTCGCGTTGCAACGACACTGACTGGCGTGCCGGTCATGGTGCTCAACGGTACGACGGTAGACATTGCAGGCGAGGATGGGACGATGCATCAGAGCACGACCTACCGCGTAAGCATGCCAGGGCAGGGGGTGTTGGATATGCACGAGAGCAATCTGTTATGGGCGTAAGGCCCCGCCCGCATCCGCGCAAGTGGGCAGCGATTTATCGGGAGCTTGACCAGGCCGACCTGGGGGGGCTCCCGCTCGCTGTGCGAGCGCGGCACTTTGACAACGCGGCTCGGCTCATCGTCGAGTATGGTGCCGCATTTCCCATCGGGGACTATCCCATCTTGCTCGGCGCGCTGGTGATGTATTATCGGCGCGAGGGGCTCTCGGCATAGCTGATTTCCGCCCCGCTATGCTATAATAAGCGAGGGATATCGAAAACCGCACTGACTGAAGTCAGGCGGCTTGCACGCTCAACGTCGTGACGTCCCCACGCACGTGGGGGTGAACCGAAGAGCCAAAACAGGATACTTGCGACATGGCCGACGTCCGCGCAAGATTCGGTGAATTTTTATGACGACTGATACATTGACCCTGCGATATATTCCGCTCAGCCAGGCTCGGCAATGGGAGCGCAACCCGAAGCAACACGACCTGGGGGCCATTGCGCGCTCGATTGCGTTGTATGGGTTCAAAGACCCGCTCAAGTACGAGCCCGCATTGAATGCGGGCCAGGGAGGGCTGGTCGAGGGCAATGGGCGCGCCGAGGCGTTGGCCTGGATGCAGACCCAGGGGCACGACCTGCCCAGGGGCCTGGGCATTGCTGAGGGAGAGTGGCAGGTGCCGGTGCTGTTCGGCGTGGATGCCTTGAGTCAGGAGACGGCAGAGGCGTATGCCATTGACCACAACAATCTGGTCTTGGCCGGGGGCACCTATACTGCGGTTGACATCGCCAATCTATGGGATGAATCGGCGTATCTTGATGTGTTGACTGGCCTGGCCGAACACAAAGAACTCCCGGTGTCAGTGTCTGGCGATGACCTTGACCTGCTGCTGGGGCTGGCCGACGAAGAGTCCGCGCCGGGGGCTGGGGGTGATGGGTTCGCCCCCGACGAGGATGCGCCGTGCCGGGTGCGCCGAGGCGACCTGTGGCTTATCGATGGGACACACCGCATCCTTTGCGCTGACAGTACCGACCCGGTTGCGGTTGCCCGCGTGGTGCAGGGTGCGCCGGTTGCGCTGGTCGTGACCGACCCCCCGTATGGCATCAATTACAACCGGCACATTGAGCGCCCCCGCCACGCTGACCTGGCAAACGATGCCATGCCCCAGCCACACCGCCTGCTCGCAGCGTTTCCTCCGGCAGAAGCGTGGTACATCTGGTCACGCTGGGATGTGATGCATAAGTGGATAGAAGCGCTGCCGGAGAAGGTCAGAAACGTCATTGTATGGGACAAAATCGAGTACAGCAAAGGCGACCCGACGGCGACCTATGCGCCGTCGTGGGAGGTGTGTATCTTTGCGTCTCGGCCAGGGCACGCCCTGCGCGGCAAGCGCGACCGGGACCTCTGGCAAGCGGGGCGCCCCCCAGCAACCGAGCATTTGACCCCCAAACCGGTGGAGCTTATTCAGCGCTGTATCGAAAAGAGCAGCGACGAGGGGGCATTGGTCTTCGATGGTTTCCTGGGCAGTGGCCCCACGCTTATCGCCGCGCACCGCCTGCGCCGTGTGCTGGCCGGGATAGAGATAGAGCCTCGCTATGTGGACGTGACGTTGCAGCGCGCTGAGGCGGAGGGCCTGTGCGTTGAATTGGCCGAGCGAGACGATGACTGACCTGGCATGGAACCCTGAGACTCCGTTGGAGCGACTCCCCAACGAAAGCGCCAGGGCGCACGAGGCGTTCATGGCATATGCCGAGATGGGCCCTGGGCGCAGCCTGGCCGCAGTTGGGCAAAAGTTGGGCAAAAGTAGACAGCTGTTAAGCCGCTGGTCATCGCAGCATCACTGGCAGCAGCGTGTCGCAGCCCACGACGCGCACCTGGCCCGACAGCGGCAGCGCGCAGCAGCCGAAGCGCATATCCGCGAAATCGAAGCCCACCAGGAGCGCTACAATAAGACTGCCAAAGAGTTGCACGCAGTAGGCCGGGCCATGCTCTCCCAGGTCGCAGAAGCGCTGCAATCGAAGTCGCTCCCGCTGAATGTAGCAACCCTGAACACGGTGCTACGAACCTTCCAGGTCGCCGCTGAGCTCGAAGCGCACACGCTGAACCTGGACCGCCTGCTGCCCCTTCTGGATTACGACGATGACGATAGTCAAGCAGTCTAGTCAACGGCTTCGGCGCCCGACGACGCCTCTTACAGTGCGGCGCCCGGCGACGCCTGCCACGGCGCGCCAGGCACACCTCGACGACCTGCCGTTGCTGGACCTGCACGAAGGGCAGCGGCGCGTGTTGCGTGAGGCGCGCCGCTTCAACGTGTGCGCGCTCGGTAGGCGTTTCGGGAAGACCGAACTGGCGAAGCGTTTGCTCTGCGAAACGGCGTATGTCGGTGGGGGCCGGGCGGCGTATTGCGCCCCGACCAACAAGGCGATGAATGAGTTCTGGACCGAGCTGAAGGGGCTCCTTGCCGGACACATTGCCAGCAAGAGCGAGCAGAACCACCGATTATCGCTGCGTACCGGCGGGATTATCGAACTCTGGTCAATGGAGTATCCAGAGCGCCCGCGTGGTCGGCACTATCGGCGCGTGGTCTTTGACGAAGCCGCGCAGGTCACGAAGCTGGGCCTGGCCTGGCAGCAGGTCATGCGTCCGACGTTGATGGATGAGCTTGGCGACTGCTGGTGGTTTTCGACGCCCAGGGGCCGGGATTACTTCTGGCAACTCTATCGCAAAGGGGCCGATGATAACCCGTATCGGGGCAGCGAGTGGCAAAGCTGGCAGATGAGCAGCTACACGAATCCGCACATTGACCCGACTGAGATAGACAGCCTGTCCGAAGACCTGACCGAGCGGGACCTGCAACAAGAGATATTCGCGCAGTTTCTCGAAGATGAAGGCGCCGTCTTTCACCGGGTGCGCGAGGCTGCCCATGCCGAGTGGCAAGAGCGGGCCATTGAAGGCCACCAGTATATCATCGGCGTAGACCTGGCACGCACCGATGACTGGACCGTCGTGACGGTCATCGATACGACGCTGAATGAACTGGTGTACCTGGACCGTTTCAGACAACTCGAATATGCCACGCAGCGCACGCGCATCATCGGCGCGCATGAGCGATTCCACGCCACTCACCTGGTCATCGAGGCCAACGCGATGGGCTGGCCGAACATTGAAGAGTTGCAGGGGAAGGGCTACCCGGTGATACCGTTCTGGACATCGCCGCAAAGCAAGAAGATACTCATTGATAGTCTGATTCAAGCCTTCGAGCTTGAGCAGCTTGCCATCCTGCCTGACGAGGGGCTTATCAATGAACTCCTGGCCTACGAGAGTGAGCGATTGCCATCGGGACTTATCCGCTATGGGCACCCCGAAGGGCAACACGATGACCAGGTGATGAGCCTCGCTCTGGCCTGGTTAGCCGTGAAAACCTACGCAGGCACCAGGGGGGCCGGGGTCGTCTTTGGGTAGTGCTGAGGAGCCCCGACGCTCCGCCAGGTCAGGAGCGGAGCGTCAGGCATGGGGAGCATCGGCGAGGAGGTACGCACAGGAGCCCACGCGATGCGTATAGCAGTGTAGCACACCTCGTCAACTTCTTGACACGACGCGATAAACAAGGTAGACTAGAGAAGGAAGAGATGAGGCGCTGGGGATGCGCCGAGCCCACGAAGGGAGATACCAGGTATATCGATGGCTCACACGAACCACAAGGATAGAAGCATGGCCTCACAAAGCTATTTCACACGTCACGAACCATACGGGTATGCGGTTGTTCAACATGACTGGCAGGGCGATACCCATGAGCTCTTTGTATGCACCGACCTGCGGCTTGCCCGATGGCTGGCCGCGCAGCTCGACAAATGGGCGGAGCTGGAGGAGATTGAGACAGACACATACCGAACGCTCTACGAGCCCGCTGAGAACGAAGAGACGTCAGAAACGACGCTGAGAAGCATTCAGCAGCGTCTCTTTGACCTCCTCGAACGTCCCAACGAGCCGCCTGATAAGGCATACCTCAGCGAGCATGCGTGGTTTGGCCCATACGAAAAGCACGGACTCCTGTGGCTTGTCTGCTATCTGGATGTAAGTAGGCGGCATCTCAAGATGAAGATATTTGACTATGACAGCGAGGTTTCCTGGCTTGCGTATCGCCTGAATGCAGTAGGCAATTCGTTGCGGCGATTGTATGATAAGGCCAGCACGCTGCTGGGGCAGCAGGGGGCGAACCTGGATGAAGAGATATTCGGCGTATATATGGATATCACGCAGGTTATCCAGAGGGCGCCGCCTGATAATGCAATAATCGCGTCGGAGACATTTGGTATAGACCCTGAAATCCAGGAGTATCTTTGATGCCAACGATGAAGACCTATCAATACCGTGCGTATCCGACCGCAGCGCAGGAAGCGCTGCTGGCCGAGTGGCAGGAGACGCTGCTCGATTTGCAGCGCTGGTGCATTAAACAGCGCCGGTTCGCGCAGCGCACCCGCGAAGCATTCGAGCGGGCAGAGTTGCCGTTGAATGCAGCCGGGTTGCAATTCCCTGACCCGACATGGCGCCCCGACCGAGCCCCCATTGATTGCACCTATGAGCCGACTGCGTATGCACAGAACGCCGAGTACACAGCGCGGCGCAATGATGAGCGGTATATGCACTGGAAGCGTCTCCCGTATGACACGGCGACGGCGCTCATTGAGCGCGTCGAGAAAGCCTGGGGCGACGCACAGATAGAGACGCGTCGCCGACGTGCATGGAACGCGGCGAACCCCGGCAAGAAACCCCGCAAAGACGCCAGGGCGCGCTGGGCAGACCGGGCCAGCGACGTGGGCATCGACTTCCCGAAGAAGCCGAGCGACTTTGTTGTCGATGGTAAATACGCGGCACTCACGATGCACGGCGCGAAGAGGACGCTTGGCTCTCTGCGCTTCCGGTATCACCGGGCCTTCTCAGCCGAGGCAGAGATGCGCACAACCAGCATTGTCAAGAAAGCAGATGGCTGGTATCTGAATGTCACATGCCGCGAGGCCGCGCCGGAGCCGTTGCCAGAGACAGGACATACAATTGGTGTGGACTTGAACGGGGCCTATGTGGGCACTGGTCAGCAGGTTGCGGCGGTGAGTGATGGGCGTATCTACTGTGTCCCCGATGGCCTGAAGCAGAGTGCGGCGAAGCTGGCTCACTATCAACGTTTGATTGACCCGAAGCGCTTGAAGCGGCGGCAGGGCGCTGCCAAACGGCAAGGCAAAGAACACGGCGCGAAAGCCGCCGACCCGACCAGCAACCGCACACAGCGGCGCCAGCAGCGCATTGCAAGGCTGCACCAGCGCGTTGCGCGGCAGCGCAAGCACAACCAGGACTATGTGGTGAACAGGTTGCGCGACACGGCAGATACCATCAAGTTCGAGGACACCGACTGGTCAGCGTTGCGGCACAAGAAGAGCGCCGAAGAGCGTGAATCCGCCGATATGACACGCGAGCACGAGCAGCATATCAATCGGAGTATGGCATCGGCCTCACCAGGGGCTCTGCGCGAACTCACCCGGCAAAAGGCCGGGGCAGCAGGCCGCGAGGTCGTGACCGTAGACGCGGCACATACGACCACCGATTGCTTCCATTGCGGGCACCGGCAGGAGATGAACTGGTCAAGTCGCACCTGGATATGCAAGGGGTGCGGGGAAACGAACCAGGTAGACATCAACGCGGCTCGGCAGATTGCCAGGCGCGAGCCGAAAGAGCGGAAGAAGCGCAAAGCACGAAGTAACTATAAGCCGCGTGCGAAGTCGTGATACAATGGTTCTGGCCCAGGTGCGCTGGGTGTCAGCGCAGGGAGGGCAGCGTGTCTGCTCGACGAACTGCGAACCAACAGGGTGAAAAAGTGTCAGAACACCCTGCCCGTTTTTTCAGAGCGTGAGCAACGAGGCTACGAAGTGATTGCACTGCGGGGCAACTTCTATGAGTCTTCGCTGGTCGGGGCAACATCTCGTGAGCAATTGGGCGCAAGCAAAGTGACTTCGCTGGTCGGGGCAACAGAATGGCGCTCAACGGGCGCAGCGACATCCGGGCGCAGCATCGCTATGCATTGACCGGGTGCAAGTGACATCAATCTCAGCCGAAGGCAACAGCGAAAAGCTGGTATAATAGATATGGGCCAAGTGCTTTGGCTGTCAGCGCAGGGAGGGCAGCGTGTCTGCTCGACGAACTGCGAACCAACGGGGTGAAGAAGTACAAGAACACCCCGCCCGTACATTGCCAATCGAATGCTGCAACGAGTTGCGAAACAGCCTGGTTCTCAGGCATTGGAATGCGGCGAAAATTACCCAGGGTTGCAGCGGTATCTGGTGAGGCAATGCGGGTGCAACACAGTTTCCGCCGCGCCCCTTGCACATTTGAGTCGGAGTTGCAGCGGTATCTGGTGAGGCAATGCGGGTGCAACCTCGTCTGTTTGCGAGATACGTTGCCATCAACTTGACGTTGCAGCGGCATCCTGTGAGGCAATGCGGGTGCAACAGGTCGAACTGCCGAAACTCATGCGCCGTCGTCGCGGTTGCAGTGGTATCTGGTGAGGCAATGCGGGTGCAACGCAGACGAGTGGGCAGATAGCCGCCGGGCCGTGCAAGTTGCAGTGGTATCTGGTGGGGCAATGCGGGTGCAACTGATGATAGCTGCGATTCCGGCGTTGCGGAGCAATAATCAACATGGGAAGCGCATCCATTGATGCGCCCTTTTTTTCGGGGCGGGGCCTTTCGGGGCTCCGCCTTTTTGTGTTTCCCCAGGCATTTGTGCTATAATCCCTGTGAATAGATACTGTCTAGCCGCAGGGGTACTATGCTGCGCGTTGTCAATGTAGAAGAGCACGATGGTCGGGGCCAGGGGGTTCGGGTCAAGAGCGTTGGGGTTGGCATAGACGACCCGGCTGCTGCTGACCTGCTCGGCCAGGGCGACGGCGACGCGGCCAGCGACACGAGGCCAACGGTTTCACCGGCAGAGTTATATCGCCGGGTGGCGTGGTATCACCGAGCTGTGGCCTTGCGCGCCGGTGCAGTGGCGTCGCTGCCGTTCGCGCTGAGCCGGGGGCCCACTGAACTAGACCGGGAAGGCGCAGAGTATCAGCGGTGGGCCGATGACCTCAAGGAACTCTTAGCCATCACCGAAGGCGACCTGGCAACGACGGGCAGTGCTTACTGGCTGGTCACACCGAATCGACACGGCTGGAACTACTACCCGCGGCGCCTGCTCCCGAAGAGCATCACCCCGAAGTACAACAAGAACGGCGAACTCACGCACTTCGTTCGCCGATTCGGAGGGGCCAACAAGAGCTACCCTGCGTATCAGAACCGAAACAGCGGGGCTTCTTATCCTGGCACAAACAACGCATTCATTATCCACTTCTGGTCGATGAACCTGGATGCCGAAGACGGGCCGGGGGTGGGCCCCGCGCACGCGGCGCAGTTCGCGGCGGAGACGCTGTATCACCTGGGCCGCTACACGCGCCGCTTCTTCATGCAGGGCGCGCTAAAATCGGTGCTGTTCTTCCTGGACACGCGCAATACCGGGGCCGGGATGACGCCGCAACCGAGCGAGCAAGAGCTTGAGGGCATTGTCGGGTTCTGGAAGCGCATGACCGGCGGGGTCGGACGGGCCTGGAACACGATGGCGATGCGTTATAACTTTGTGCCACACGAGGTCGGCACGAGCCCCAAAGACATCGCGGCGCCCGACCTGACCAGCATCAACCGTGCAGACATTGCTGCTGCTTTCGGCATTCCGCAGAGCCTCCTGGAAAGCAACGCCTCAACCTATGCGAACGCGAGTGTTGATGAGTGGCATTTCACGCACCACACCATTGTGCCTCATGTGAACGCGCATTATCGCAGGCCGCTGAACGAGTTCTTTGCGCTGTTCGGAATGCGCCTGGAATGGCGCCCCCAGGAGATGCAAGCGTATGAGGCGGCGCAGGTGGCCGAGACAGCGAGCCTGGTGCCCCTGGTTGACCGGGGGTTGCCGCTGGTCTATGCGCTGAAGCGGCTCGGCTTTTCGGAGGAGGCCATTGCTGCCGTTGAGGAGCAGATGCAGGCCGGGGGGCGCACACAATCTGATATCCTGGGCTATCACATTGAGACAGGCACGGTGAAGCGCAACGAAGCTCGCGAGCGCCTGGGGCTGCCCCCCGAAGACGAAACGGCTGATGAGCAGCGCCGCGAAGTGACCGCGGCGTTGACCGTGCTGCAAGCGGCGACCAATGCGGGACTGCCCCTCGATGTGGGACTGGCGCTGGCGCAGGTGCCAGGGGTGCGAACCGCGATGGATGGGCCAGCAGCAAGAGGAACCAGCGCGCAGGCACGTCGCGCCAGAGCGCTGGCCGAGCGATTGCAAGGAGTACGCCGTGAGCGACCCACTGAACAACGGGAACGGGACGGGGCCATCACTGCCTGATGTTGGCGAGCGCTATTCCCCCGAAGACGTATCTGATATCCTTGATACGCTGATGGATGCAATGGAGGCGCTGAGCGAGCAGGTTGCCGCGCCGCAGATGACGTTCACTGAGGAGCAGCGAGCGCGCCTGGGGAACCTGTTCCTGGTACGCTACGCGATACAGAGCGGTGTGCCCCCAGCGATAGCACTGATTATCAACGGATTCGATGTGCCGGTCGAGGAGGCTGCTGCGCCGCCCGCGCCGGAGCCTGATGCTACCGACGACGACGACGCCTCTGGTCAGCAGGGGCCCGACGATGCCGTTCGGCTGCTGCGCATCGAACAGCAGGGGCCCGACGATGCCGTTCGGCTGCTGCGCATCGAACAGCAGGTTGACCGCATGCAGCACGAGCAGCGACAAACTGAACTCGCGGCGCGCCTGGCGCACCTGGAAGACGCAATGCGGTCAACGAGCCAGGATGACGACGAAGACCGGGCAGTGCTCCGCGAGGCCATTGCGCTGATGCGGTCAGCGTTGGCACCAGACGAAGGAGACGGCAATGCCCACGACACCGATGACGACGCGCCTACGCACAGCGACGATACTGCTGCTGAGCCTGCTGCCGATGACGAAACGGAGTCCGTTCTTGAGGCCAATGGTAACGCTGCCGACACCGACACAGAGCGCTCCCGACCTTCCCCCGACCCGACAAGGCACCGAACACGCGGACGAGCGGTACGGGATGAGCGTACAGACGCCGGTGGAGCAGGCGATGAAGGCGAACCTGCTGAGCCTGTTCAATGAAGCCAGGGGCGAAGTGCAACTCCCCCAGGGGTTCTATCAGCGATTTGAGCAGGTCATCCGCGATAGTCTGCTGGCCTACGCCGACGATGTATCTGTCCTGACCACCCCCGACCAGCAGGCGCTTCTGCGCGAGGGGGTCGAGGCGTATCTCAATGACTACATGCCCGACCTGATGAACATCCTGCGCACCCGCACCGAAAAGTGGCGCAGAGCAGGCCAGGATGACAGGGCATTCGGGGAGCAGCGCGTCGATACCATCGTGCTGCATCAGACCCGCGTTATTCGCACCGCAGTGCAGCTGTGCACTGACCTGATTATGAAGGAATGGGACGATGTTGCTTAGTGTCGCGTTCAGAGCGCTCAGCAGGGCGCTACAGGCCGTCTCGCAGGGTCTATCGCGGCGACGCGCAGGGCCGGGGCAGCCACAGCGACCTCCTGACCGCTACGTCTGGTCGCGCTACCGCAGCGACCTGTGTGATGCGTGCTGGGGCAAAGAGCGAGAACGCGCAGGCATCCTGGTGCACGCCGATGGGCGCATCGAAGGCAGCGAGGATGATATCCCGCCGCTGCACCCGAATTGTGATTGTGCCTTGAAAAATGAGCGCACTGGGCAATTCGCCTTCGGCGCGGCGGGCGGAGGGCCAGCGTGATACCCGACACGTACCACGATGTGCTGACCCTGGTGCGGCGCCAGATTGCTCAGGCCGGGATAGACCTGCGCGACCAGGCGCTCTATGATGCCGTGGTGCGCCATGAAAAGCCCGTCTATGGACGCGAAGATTATGTCAACACTGACGCGCAGGCGGCGCGTCTTCAGCGTCGCACACCGACAATATACACGGCGTTGGTCGCGCCGTGGGTCGGAGCCCCGACCATCAGCGACCCGGCAACGACCACGCCAGTGCCGCTGCTTCAGGACAGCAGGAGCACTGCGATTATGCCGCTGACGCAGGACTTGCAGCGCGGGGTCTGGACCTTCGCGGAAGCGCGCACAGCAGTGTATATCCAGGGGACGTATGTGGATATCATCGGCGCGGCGCTCGATTGCCTCGACCTGGTGCTGGACAGCAAGGTGGAGCTGGTCACGACGACTGACACAATGGGCACCATCAACCTGGACCAGATAGCCGCAAACGTGGAACGGCTCATCAGTCGGCTTCAGGCGAAGCGGCCACCGATGCCGGTGAGCACGAAGGGATAGCGCCGTGGCTGTGCCGTCCTGGGTGCGACGCCTGCGCGCCGAGCGTGACAAGCGACTCCCCGACCGTTGCACCATCACCAACGTACCGGGAGATACCGCAGTGAATCTCCCGGATGTGCCATGTGCTGTCATAGCGCGGCAACCGCAAACCGCTGTGACCGATGATGGGGCAGGGGGCACCATCACAACGACGCTTCAGCGGTGGGAAGTCACGATTGTAGCGCGGCAAGACCTGCCAACGGGCAAGGCACGCATCTCGGCCACGGTGGAAGGCGTTGCGCATACGTTTGAGACAACGACTCGCGTGCCGCAGGGCCAGAGTAACCAGATAACCATCACGTTGGAATGCGAAGAGGTCTTCGGAGCCTGATATGCCCACACCATTACACTGGTACAGACTGAACGAACAGAGCGGCACGACCGCTGCGGATAGCCTGGGGAGCGCCCCAGGGGTCTATGTGGGTACGCCGACGCTCGGCCAGGCCGCGAGCCCCTCGACTGACCCCGATGTGCTGAGTGTCCTGCTGAACGGCACTGATGCGTATGTAGACCTGCTCAGCAGCAGCAACGCGAGCGGGCTCAGCAGCACAATGGACGCCGGAACCCTGATGGTCTGGTTTCGGCCCCCGGCAGACAACACGAATCCTGCCCACGAAACAACCACCGACCAGGATGGGGTGGTGCTGTACATCACCGACGGCACAGCGTTTCTCCAGGTGCTCTACGAATACAAAGATGCTGACCCCAACGCCATCGGCGGAGCCACGCCGGAGGTGAAGCGGTTGCAACTCGCGGCGACCGCTGATGGGGTCAATGGAGACGTGCTCTATCACGACTTCGACACCACAGACAACGACAACGATTGGTATCACCTGGCTGTGACCTGGGGGAGCGGCGCGGCCACGTTTTTCATCTATGGGCCCATCGATGCCACCAGTCCGACCACGCAGGTCATCAACGCGCCCTCGGCGTATACCTGGCCGAGCAGCGCCGTCAGCGCGCTGCTGGCGGGGCAGTCAGTGAACCTCTCATCAAACCAGTATCTCATCGGATACCTGGTCGATGTAAAGCTGTATGACAGCGCGCTAGAGCAGGCAGACATTGAGAGCGAGCGCGACCGGCGCGACTACAGCACCCCCGCGCTGACAGTCAGCGTGAGCGAAACCGCAGAGGGCCTGGCGCGTGCGGTGCAGGGGGCAGCCGGGAGTTACCAGCAAATCACCTGGACAAAGAGCGGCGCGGCCCTCGACCTGACCGGGGCGGTGCTGAGCGGGGTGATTCGTCCGCAGTTCGCACCGGCGCGCACCATCACCGGCACATTACCCATCGACGACGACCCGACGACAGGTCGTTTTATCTGGCAGTATAGCGCCGTGGACGTTGAGCACGCCGGAACGTTCCAGGTACAGTTCATTGCGACGTTCGAGGCACATATTGAAATGACCTTTATGACTGAGTGGACTGTGGAGCGCGCATTGTGACCTGGGACGCCGCCGAATGCGCCTGGGATACTGCGCCCAATGCCTGGGAGAGCAGTGATGGGCCGTGCGCGAGTACGACAACCACTGAGCCGACCGGGAGGCTTGTTGTCGGGCCTGCCTGGACTGGACAGGCGACGGGCGGCAGCTATGGCGGAAGCGTAGGGAGTGAGTAATGGGAACACTGGCTGGAAGTAACATCAAAGATACGTACATGCGGCTCTTGCAGGTGCCCAACGCGGATGGGGCCAATGCCACGCCCACAGCGGTCGAGGATGGTGAGGGCACCCCTACTCCACTCCTGCTCAGCACGACTGCGGTGCAGGTGTCATCGGCGCCCGCAGCAGCGAACGATATTCTCCGCCTGACCGACCTGGGCAGCGCCGCGTTCGATGCCAGCCAGATTACTGCCGGAACCATTGCCGAGGCGCGGATGCCTGCCGGGTATCGGGACGCAACTTATATTCAAGGGCGCAGCGTGACCACTGATGCGCCCGCGAACAACCAGATTTATGTCTGGTCGAGCGGCGCGGGGCAGTGGGTATTGCAGACCCTCGGCGCGACACTGAGCGGTGACGTGACTGGCACCACGGCGAGCAACACGGTCGTGCGCTTGCAGGGACGCGACGTGGATAGCAGCGCGCCGTCATCAGGGCAGCTTCTTGGATGGGACGGGGCGCAGTGGACGCCCACGGCTCCGGCAACCGGAGGCGTCGAAAACCTCAAGCTCGCTGATGGACAGAGCCTTGACGGGACGTTGCGCGCTATCCAGGATGACAACGTATCCCCGAATAGCGCAGCGCTCTGGTTGGCGCTGAGCCAGGTGCTCGTCAAGCCCGCGGTGAACAACGCTGCTGCCTTTGATGTGCAGACTGACGCCGGGGTGAGTGTGCTCGCAGTGGACACGACCAGCGCAAAGGCTATTCTCGTGGCGCTTCAGGTATCAGGGCTTGCTGCCGGGGTGCTTCAAAGTGACGCGAGCGGCAACGTGACCAGCGCTGCGCTAACCCCTGCCGAGTTACCAGAGATAGACGATACGGTACACGGCGACCGGGGAGGGGGCACCTTGCACGCGGCGGCGACCAGCGGAGCGAATGGCTTTATGCCTTCCGGCGATAAGGCCAAGCTCGACCTCTACCCGGCGATTGCAACACTCACCAGTGGGCATGTGCTACGCGCAACCGGGGCCGCCACGGTCGCGTTCGGAGCACTGGTTCCTGGCGACCTTCCCGCGCATGCTGCTGAGCATGCCACCGGCGGCAGTGACCCCCTGGCCCCCGGCGATATCGGCGCGCTGCCTGAGCAGGATGCCTCCGTGAGCAGTAGCGCTGCCGGGATGGTGCCTGTCACAGTCACAGGCACGAGCGGTCAGACCGCATCGCTGTTGGAAATCTATGACGCGCCTGCGGGGACAAAGGTCGCGCAGGTGCTCAGCGACGGGACGTTGCAGGTACTCAAAGTGCAAGTAGTGGAGACGTTGAGTTGATGCAAGGCAATCGCATTCCGCTTCAGGGGGAAGAACACATCGCGCCGCTGTGCTACGTTGACACCGACACAGGCACACTGAATTTCAAGGTGCGGTGGCACGGGAAGAACCTCTGGCAATCCATCACTATTCAAGAGTTCCTGGCCCTTCTCCGCGACACGCAAGGGGTACAGGGGCTTGCGCTCGTTGAAGGGATAGTGTACAATGGGGGGGATTGATAGCGCAGCCGTGGGCACGTCATAGGGTGCCCGTCAACAAGGGGAATTGACCCTAGTCGGAACAAAGAAGCATCCTCTCTGTGTATGATGTTTTCCCGGCATCCTCGACGGCAACAAGCGAAATCGGAGACGCACGCGCTATCGCAAAGATACCTGGGGGTCAGCGTCGTGCTAAGTGGGGCCTTGAACAGACGTTGCGCGTAATGGCTTTCCCAGCCCCCGGGTATCCGTGAAGCGGTGTGGAGCAGCGGTAGCTCGTCGGGCTCATAACCCGAAGGCCGTGGGTTCGATTCCCCCCACCGCCACCAATGACCTGTTTGTGATTGTAGCCACCTGACGAGGCATGGTAGTGGTGGGACGGCTCGGAGAGACGAGCACCAACGAAAGAGCAACGCCTTACGGTGCCCATAGGTGCCATCCCATTGCGGGGTGGTGCCTTTTTTTTGCAGGATTAGGACACAATGGCAAGACACCGCAACGGTACAGTCGAAGACGGCGCGGCCCGGTCGCTGCCGAGCTATGACCTCTCTGGTCGGGTGCGAGAGGCATTGGGTGAAGTGCTGGGCGGCGATGAAGACCTTGACCCTGCGCGCTATAGCGTCCATGCTATTCTGCCGCTTGAGGCGGCGGCGATTGTTTATAACCAGCAGAGCAGGCAGTACTGGCGTATCCCCTGGACAGCCCACGAGGATGACAGCATCACCATTGCACCGAGGCTCGATTGGCAGCGCGTCACGCCGGAGTATGTACCAGTGACCAACCCGACACAACCTGATATGCCGCCACCGGCCCGGTCGCTCGATATGTCAGACCTATCCAGCCGCATCCGCATTGCGCTGGAAGACATTTTCGGCACCGCAGACATTTGGATTGACGACATGCGTGCTGCCCCGTTTTACATTGAAACGGTGCTGCCGATTGAGCAGGTTGTCATCATCCAGGAGACGGTCAACGACCAGTACTGGCGCATTCCCTGGACAGTCAATGAGGATGATAGCGTCACAGTAGCAGACCGCGATGCCTGGCAGCGCGTGACGCGAGAGTATGTACCAGTGACCAACCCGACGCAGCCCGACACGCTTCCGCAGGCGAGGCGAGCACTGACCGGCAGTGCTGTGCGGGTGCTCAGCGAGACGCCTGATGTCATCACGGTCGGCGGGTATGGCGTGCGCTTCGGAGGGCAAGACCTCTACGGCACGCGCTTTGAGGCGTCTACCGACTTCGGGCCCTTCATCCGTGGCAGTGTCTTGCCGGTCTACTATGACCACACAATGACCGGCCCGCCAGAGCATAGCCTCGGCGTCGTCGTCAAAGCAACGCCAAACGACGATGGCCTCTGGATTGAGGCGCAGTTAAATCGCCATGCCAACTATATGGACTATGTGCTTGACCTGATTAACCGGGGGGTGCTTGGTTGGTCGTCAGGCAGCGCCGCGCATCTCGTCCGGATGGCTGAAGACAACATCACCATCCGGCAATGGCCGATTATCGAGTTTAGTCTGACGCCAACCCCCGCTGAGCCGCGCACGCTCGGCGTGCATCTTGTGTCGGAATCGCAGACGGCGCAACGGGCGCCGCATCGCAGTAGCAGTAGTGGAGGAACCGCAGTGGAAGAAGAGAACATCACGCAAGAGGGTCAGCAGCAGCAGGGCGCACCGGCGCAGGATGCACCGCACGCGCCGCCGACCCGCCAGCAGCAGCAGGCCCCGGCGCAACCCGCCGCTTCTGCTGCGCCTGCACAGCCACCGCAGGCCGCGCCGCCTGCGTCAACCGCAGCAATGGACTCGGCCAGTATGCGGGCCCTGTTCACGGACGTTGTGAATGAGCAGATTGCCCCCCTGCGCTCGCAACTCGACGAAATGCGCGGCGCGCCTGCGCCTCGCGGCGAGGGTGGCATTATCACATCGGAGCCAGAGATGACTGACGAAGAGCGGAGTATTCGCCGGTTCAATACCTATGTGCGAAATGGTGCCCTGGCGGTGCGTGACCTGCAAGAAGATGTGGGCACCGAGGGCGGCGTGCTGGTGCCGAACACCTACAGCGGCGAACTCATCCTGACGCTGCAAGAGCAGCAGAGCGTACTGCGCCTGGCTGGGGCCCGGCAGATTACGCTGAGCGGCACACGACAGTTCAGCGTGCCGACGATGAGCAACAGTGGTGCTGCCATGCTGACCCGCGAGGAGGGCGACTACACCCCTGATGCACCGTCGCTCGGCGAGGTCATCTTCTCGCCCTACAAGTACACAAAGCTGGTCAAGGTCAGTGATGAGTTGCTCGCTGATGGTCGCTTCCCTGTGGTCGAAAATGTCATTGTGCCCGATGCGGTGCAGGGCTTTGCCGACGCTGAGAACACCGTCTTTCTGACCGGCGGTGGGGGTAGCGAGCCACAGGGCTTGCTCACTGGTGGCACGCTCGGCGCGACCAGCACGAAGGCGACGATTGAATATGACGACATTGTCAACCTCGTCTACTCGCTGAACCGCTTTCACCGGCAGCGCGCTGTGTTTATCACCAACGATACGACCATCGGCGCGCTACGGAAGATTAAAGACAGCTTCGGCAATCCGCTCTGGTCGCCGTCGCTGACCGCTGATGCGCCCGACCAGCTGATGGGCAAGATGGTCTACACGATGGACGGTGTGCCCGGCGTCGATGCCAGTGCAAAGGTGCTCATCTTCGCTAACCTTGACCGCTTCTGGATTGCTGATTTTGCCGGGATGGAGATGAAGCGTCTGGATGAACTTTATTCGGGCAAGGGGCAGATTGGCTTCCGTTGGTATCGCCGAATGGACAGCCGTGTCGTTGACGCCACCGCTGTCAAGTACCTCCAGATGAAAGCCTAGCGGCTAACGCGAGGAAAGGATAAGAACAATGCTTCTCACTGAAACGTGCAAGTTCCTGCGTGTCAATGCCGCTGTAGGCGCAGGCACGAACACTATCACGACCGATGTGGTCGATATGGCCCAGGATGGCGGCTTCGACGGTGTGGCCTTCCTGGTCAATACGCAAACCCTGGCTGCTACGACCGACGTGGACTTCGTTGTCCAGGCAGCGGGCGCCAGCGACTTCACCGGCGGCAAGGATGTATCGAACGGCACACTGGCTATCGCGGATGACGACGACAACCATCTGGTCGTCATCGACGTGCAGCACCCGCCGGGCCAGTACGTCGCGCTTACCACGACCATCGGCACCGCGAATGCTGCCTTCGGGGAGTTTATCGCCGTGCTGTATCGCGGGCATCACATGCCAGTGTCCTACGCCGACAACGCGACGACCATTGTGCATCAATCGGTCAACGGGGCGCTCGCTGATAGCCTGACGACGCAGGGCAGCTAGGAGGCATCTGATGACCTACTACGAAGGCGACAACCACGCCGAAAGCCCTGATAGTTGGGTGGTTGGCGGGAGTATCTGTTATCCCAATATGGTCACGCTGACCGAAAACACCACATTGACCCCTGAGGACAGCGGCAAGGTCATTCGCTTGAATGCGGCTGACCTTGTGGTTACGCTTCCCTCGACCCAGGAGGGACTGGTCTACACCTTTGTGGTCACAGCTACCAGTTCGACCACCGGGGCCAG